TCCTTCTTAACTGTTCTAACAGGTTCATCACGCTTACCAGGGGCAGCATCAGGAGGCGTTGCCAACAATACTCCCTCTCCTTCATCTCCACCACCTTCTGGCTCTGCTGGCGCTTCTGCTGCGGGCTCTTCTGCTCCTCCACCAAGATCTCCAAGGTCTAGGTCTAAGTCTCCTCCACCTTCTTCTCCACCGAGGTCAAGTCCACCTGCTTCAAGTGCTCCAGCAGCCTCTGCGGTTACTTCAGCTATTTTAGATACACTGGCATCTACCTTGGCATCATAAAATCTTTCTCTTTGGTTTCTCAGGAACTCTTCTTCGGAGATATCTAGGATGTTTTTGGCAATCCAACTCTTGCTGAAAAACTTCTCTGATGCGATGGATGCTAAATCTAGTTTTGTTCTCCATTGTTCAAGTTCTTGAAGTTGAGCAATCTTTGAAGGGTTGTGTAGTCTCAACTTAAAACACATCAAGTCTTCACTGCGATATCCCAAAGTATAAAGGTGAACAACTGCTACCTTTTCTAATTCTGAAACGATAGAACGTTGTAGGCGTTGAATGGTCCTGGCAAAGCGAATGTCCTTCTGTGCGAGGGTTGCTTTGTCTTCATCTCCACCTTCTGCTCGTGAGAGGTAAGAAGCAGGGATTTTGATTGCTGAGAATAATTTATCTCTCAGATACTTAACGTCTTCAATATCATTTGCTCTCGCTGTACCGGCAATAGTGTCAATCCTTGTGCCGCTTTGACCGCCACGTACAGGAATGTAGTAATCTTCTTCAATGGAAGCAGGATTATAGCGAAGGTCCACTTGTCCTGTCATAGGATCAACGACTTGGTGACGTTTCATCTGTGTCATTGCCTTCTGCATAAACTGTTCTACTTCTTCTGGTGGAATACCGCCCACATCGATGTAAAAAACACGACGATCGGGTGCTCTAACGATACGATACGCCATCATAGCGTCCTCTAAGAGCGTTAATTGACGCCAAATTCTTCTTGCTGGGTCCAAAACACTGGTGCCATAGGGGGCAAATTTGTCGTTTCCAAGCACTCTAAAATGGGCAATTTGCCAGTTTTCAAGGGTCATTCCGGCAGAATTCCACTGATATTGGACATAGTTGGGGTTAGTGGGGTCTTGTCCTTCCAAACGCTCAACTTCCGATGGTGGAAGACCGATAGCACTCTTAACACCGCTTGTTTCGTGTAGATCGAGGTACAGGAAGAAGTCTCCGTACTTTGCCATTGTTCTTGCCCATCCATAAAGGTTGAACTCGATGTTGAGGATCTGATAGAACAAGTTCTGTAGTGTTATTTTTATTTCTTCGTTGGGACAATCAATCCGAAGTAGTTCTCCGTACTCTGAATGAGTTGTGATTTCATCAGCATAGATGTCCAAGGCACTTGCTAGCTCTGGGCTGAACTCCATTTGATCAAAGTCAGAGTATCGTTCTGTTCTGTTCTGCTGTGCCATAATACCCGTGACCATTGAGTCATAAGCATTGTAGGACTTTTTCTTGAACTGTTGTCCAGAGGCAGACCTAAATGTACTCGCATACTTATCAATTTTTTCTTTTGGTAGTCTGCGGATCTGTTGCTGCCGATAGTTAATCAACGGACCTGAAAATAGTCTTGTCAATCTTTTGAAAAGATTTGAATTTGGATTTCTTGGATTTCTGTCTGCCATAGTTTTTAACTCACTTTATGTAAAACGGTAGGTTTGTTATATTGACGCTTCCTGCTTTGTTCATTCTATCATGCTTGTTGGGTTTTTTGTACCCCTGCATTCCCTTTATTTTGGAATCAAATGAAGTTCTGGATGTCATAATTGAACCTAACATTGCCTTTTTGTACTCTGCTTCGTAGCCAGAAGAAACAATAACTGTATCCCTGACCCAACAAGCAATTGCGACTGCCATAACTAAATCATCGTTGTATCCTCGCATTGCTTCCGCTCTGCCATTATTCCAAACAAATGTTTTCAGTTCATTCAACAATCTAACAGAGTTTATTTTTAAAACTCTATTCCTAATTAGTTCCTCCAATTTCGCAATGATTAGTGGTCTAGTTTTAACTGTTGTTGAAAAACCTGCTGTTACAGACTTCTGGTATTCTGCTAGGGATGCTTCGACGTGTTCGTGTGATACCTTGCGAGAATAATAAAGATTGGGGTGGTTCATTTCTCTTAATTTGTCTAAGACTGATAACCCGATTGAGTTGTTCTCAACGACTGTTAGGCATCCACCGTATTCCATACTTGTTTCAAAGATGAGGGGTGCGAACATATCTATGGGTAGTTTGCCACAGTACTCTGCCACAATCTCCATTGTATCGCTGTTTATGATGTGGAATGTGGAGTTGTCTCCACCATCGCCCCTAGCAACGTCTGCTACGAGGAAGTATTTATTTTTTGGTTCATATCTCTCCCAGATCCACAGGTTTCTGTCAAATCCTGTTTTATACTCTGGGTCTTTTGTGTTGTCTGTTAGTCTTTTTAAATCTTTACCGGACAGGAGAGTATCACCGGACATATTGAAACTACATTCAAGTTCCTGGGCAACTTCTCTCGGAGACATATTGCGACTTTCTTTATCGAACCAATCTTGATCTCTTTCTGGGTGAATGCTCCACGGCAGTTTAATGGGGTTGAAGTCATTTATCTCTTGTTCTGCTTCGCTGTATAACTTGTGAAACATATTACCAACACCTCGTGGTGTTGAGGCAATGATACAGTTACCACCGGTTGACAGAGTGGGTAACAAACCTGCCCACAGTTCTTCCATATTTTCTACGAATGCTGCTTCGTCAACAACCAGCAAAGAAAGCGCTTCTGAACGACCAGCATCACCAGAAGTGGAGATTGCTTTGACGTGTGAACCGTTGCTGAGTTCAAATGAGTTTCTATTATCGACATTAATCTTGGCAATCATCATCCATTCTGGGATGGACTTCATTGCGAGTTTTACTTTTTTGACGAGGTTTGCGGCAGTGCTTAGTTTTGTTGCCATCACCACAACGTTCTTATTGCGGTGGAAGAGCATCAACCAAGTAATATAACCGGCAACAGTGGTAGAAATACCAAGCTGACGTGCTTTTAAAATAATATTATAGCGGTAGTCTCTAAAATCCTTAACAACATCTTCCTGAAAGGGGAACAACTTGAAGGGTATTAGACCTTTTATTGGGTGAGCAATTCTGACATAGTTGTTGATGAAGTATACGGGATTTTTACCACACTTAATAAGTTCTCTTTTGATATCTTCTTTGGTTAAAATGTGGTTCATGCATCATTTTCTTTTTTACTTTTTGGTCTGTGCGAGAAAGTTTTTGATGTTCTCGGACAATGATTTTTTCTCAGGCTCCACAGATTCCACACCTGCATGACCAATCTCATACATCTTGGTTGATTGGACCCAGTTACGAATGCTGGACATACGTTGGATCAGTGAATCGGCTTCGCCCATATCTTTTAGTTTGCAGGACTTGCCTGTAACTTTTTTGTATTCTTTCTTAATAAACGCTAGGATGTCTGCGAACATTGCTTCCATTTCGTCTTCAAAGTTCTTAGGACCTTTCTTGTGGATGTCTTTCATATTCACTTCACCGTGATAAGAGACAATCATCTTGTTTCCGTGGAAACGTACTTTGAAACCGTCCATCATTCTCTTGTCGTTGACGTAGTTTCCTTTTTCACGGTTGAGGCCAACTTCAATACGATTACCTTCACTATCGTGTCCATCGTATGCGTTTGAGGCAGCTTGTGCCAATCCTCTAATGATATGTAAAATGTTATTTTCTTCCATTTTCTGGTCTCCAACCTGTTTTCCAGCGTTCTTCTCTTCCTTCAACGTGTTTGACGTAACAACTGAAACAGCAATCAAACTTATTCATATAAACGTCATCTTTGCTCTTGAAAGAGTATTTTTCACAAACAGGGCAAACTCTGTTAGTGTCTTTCATAAATAGTTTCTTGCTGACAAAAAATCCGTTCTTTTCTACTTTCTCTTCGTAGACTGCTTTTTCTTCTTTCTTTTGGTTTAACTCTTTTAGTTGTTCGAGGTATTCTTTTTCTTTTTCTTCATCCCAACCTTGTGCGGGGTTCTGGATTGCTTCGTTTCCATATTTCTTGGAAATCGCCTGTTCAACCTTAGCAATGTAGTTTAAATCTTTTTTTGGTTTCATTTTTGTATCTTTACTGCTGCGTAGAAAATCAATACAGAGAGTGCCACTCCTGACACAACTCCACCAATATAAACCAACTCTCGGTAGTTACCGCCATTCTCTGTGGCGATCTTAGTGAGGCGGTTTATTTCTTGATCCTTTACCTTCATTAAGGATTCGTATTTATTTTTTGTAGCGTCAAGAGATACCACAGCAGAGTTAACTGCTAGATCACATTTTGCCTTTTCTCTATTTTTTGCGTGTTTGATAGACAGTTCGCATTCTAATTCTGTACTTTCTCTGGATGCCGACAGTTGGGCATCTGCTTCGTAGTTGTACAAAATACCATTATAGGGTGCTCGTTGTCCCTTTTTAATCTCTGCTACTTTGGGTGTTGTCTCATCTGCGTGAACGGTTGTTATAAAGACAAAGTTAACCGTCAACAGAAGAATCAGTATTCTCTGCATTGTCTTCCTCTAAAATTTCAACTAACTCAAAACCAAACTCTTCAGAAATACGCTTAACCCTAGACTTAGGGTCTTTGTGGGTTTCTTCGACGATCTTTTTGACCTTCTTACGTTCCCATTCTTTTAAATTAAGTTTTTGTTTTTTGTATTCGTTGTCAAGCTTTTCAACTGTGTCGAAGTATTCTCGAACAAGCTCTTCTTTTTTTTGGAGTTCTTTTTCGTGAGAATCATTGAGAATTTGTATTTGTTTTTCGTAGGATTCTTTTTTTGTTTGGAGTACATCTTGCACTGCTCCCGTTTTTTTACGGAATAAATAGTACGTTAAAAGACTAGATACCGCCAATACTGGTACAAACCAGTAATTTTGAAACCAAATCCAAACTTTTTTTAATTTTAATAGCATTACTTACCTGATTTCCAACGGACAGCAATGTCCGCAAAACCCTGTATACCTACGTATGCCAGGGCAATTGCGACCCACTGTTCATTAGTTACTTTGTCTGCCAATAGAAGACCAGTAGTTGTTAACCAGACAAGAAGCTTTCTTGACATATATTTTTCAAGACGTTTATCTACAATAGCCTTAACTCTTGCCATCATTTTCTGCTCCTATTGAAGTGCTTCTAACACTTTGGCAACGATTTGCTCTTCGATGCTTTCTTCTTTTTTGCTTGGATAAATTCCTGGTCCCTTGGCTGGTTCTGCCAAGGCTTTGTCCATTTCCTTACCTACGGCATCGGCCTCTGCGTCTAAGCACTTGCTCAAGCATTTTTCTTTCTCATCGCCTTTTAATTTTTCACACTCTTCACAGGCGTCGGATTTCTTCTCTTCCAATTTCTCTTCGTTCTTGGGACATACACATTTGCCTTTGGCTTTTTTGCACTCAGGGCAAGTTTCTTCTTCGTGCTTTCCTTCGAGGAGAACATTCTCAAACTCTTGTTTGATCATTTCTTTTAGTTGTTTTACGGTAATTTTCATTTTTTTCAATTCCTATTGATTTATAAAAGCAAAACCGTCTTTCTTAGAAATGTCAACGGTCATGTCTACAGCGTCTTTTAAAGACTCTATGTGAGTAATTAGTATACAAATATCAAAATAACTTTTAAGCATTTCCATAATTCTAGTAAAACTTTCAAGGTGCTCTTCGTCTAGCGCTGAACCGGGTTCATCTAAAATCATCAAGTTACATTTGGGCATATTACTCACGGAAATCATAGCAATACGTATTGCCATAGCAGCAAGTGTTTTCTCTGCTCCTGAACCATTCTCAAGCGGTCTAGGCCCGTGTCCTGGGTGCTGAATATAAATGTTTAGTCTATTGTCGTCTGTCTCAAAATAAATTTTAAAATCAACAATGTTTGATAGTACTTTCGCAATCTCCTCGTTAATCACTGGTAATGCTTGTTTGATCAAATCAAAAGCAATACC